GGACGTCTGCTGCAGTAGACATTTTATTGCCTTTTGTCTTTTCACGGATATAAACGCCTCGTGCTTTCAAAGCTGCACGAATTTGAGGGTGCGAGTTAGGGTTCAAATCAGGCTTATTTGCCATTCGCCGTAGATCTGCTGTAAGTGTTACTACTGCTGCGTCAAGCTCGGTATCTAATATCTTCAGATGTTCTTGGTCCATACAGAGCCCGTTGTCTTCAATTTCTGTGATAACATCTGCAATACACATCAAAGGAATTTTGTAGGGTCGCTCCCACAAGTTCGTCTTTTCTAGTCTTTCTTTTTGAAGATGGTATAACTTGCGCGTAAAGTCGATGTCTCGAGCAAGGTATTCATACAGTACCTCTGATGGAATATCTCGGTACGTAGGCGCATAACTATTATCGCCTTTGCGAGAACGAGGTAGGTGGGCTTTTAAGGCTGATTCGTATTCAACCCCAAAGTAATCCAGGGTCAGTTCTTTTAGACCATGCACACCTTGCTCATCCAGTACGTAACTCATCAGCATGGTATCGTCGCACACTTCAGGTCGCACACCCAGCCATTTTTCGATAAAGTGTGTGTCGAACTTGGCATTGTGGCCGATGAACTTATGCTTACCGAAAAACTCTTTGAGAAAGGATCGACTGCGCGGCTGATATAGCAAGCTCTCTTGAATGATAAAAATTTCGTCTGAATCTACTGGACCTAATCCAATGCAAAGCATTCGCCCTTTGCGCCAATCCAGTGAATCGGTTTCAACATCGAACACCCAAGCAGGTGTTTCTCGCTTACCCATTTCTTCAAGCATAGACCTGCCTTTGGGGATCGTGTAAGAGATCTCTGGTATAACTAGCACAGGGGCCCTACGGAAAAACCGTTCGATATCTCGTTTCAGGATAGGAAACCATCTTGCATTACGTAATGTCGCAGCGGGGTGATATGTTGGCAAAAAGTACAGATCAGGAATCTCTTTAATCAACGAATAGGCGCCCCGTAGTGATTTCAGGGAGATGTTAAAATTACCTGAAAGCGTATGTGTTGCACTAAGGCCCAACGCCAAGACACGTTTTACCGAGAGTTCCCCTAGCTCGTACAATAAGCGACCTCGGCAACAAGTTAGCTCGGCTTTAGTGGGAGTACGGTTGCGCGGAGGCCTGCACAGAACTGCGTTAGTGAGATGTAGTCTTTCGCGGGGGACCCCTGTGCGTTTGCACAAGACGTTTAACATCTTACCAGTATCCCCAACAAAGGGTTTCTTATCGACGGTTTCTTGGTATCCCGGAGCCTCACCTACAACAGCAAAGGTTGCCCCTTTATGTGTTTCACAAGGTACGAACGGTTCCCCCCGCAACGGGCATTCCGAGCAAAGTGCATATGGTGCTTTAGGCATTTCCTATCTCTTTTCTGTGGAAAGCTCCACTGTGACCTCAGATAGTTTATAGTACCGCACACGTCCTTTGAGTGTATACCAGCGAAATTCGTTGGTGTCTTCACGCCAAGCGGGGTCCCATACGCCCTTCCCGATGATTTCGCTCCACTTACGACATATTACAACGTTGTCTTGTTGATCTTTTGTACGGAAGACCCCGCCTTCAGGAACGAGTTCAAGCCCTGTACCAGCAGTGAATCTAGCATAATGTAAGTGGTCATACTCCTGTGGAACCTTTACTGCACGAAGCAGTATCTGCTCTACGGTAGTATTCTTAGGGATGTCTTTGGCGTCAGTCACACTATACCCGAGGCGGTCTAACTCTGTTGTGATCTCCTGAAATTCCCGTCCAAGTCCTGCAAGTTCTACCTGTACACGGTGCATCTCGAGAAGCACTCGATTTTTATCTTCGATTAACTCCTCATTGTAGGTTTTCAATTCACTCTCCTTTCCGTAGTTCTGTGGGTATCTCTAATCCAAAACCTCGACATTGCGGTAAGTCTAGTTGGTACATGCTATAAGCGTGCCCGCTATATCGAATAGTTATCTTAGTTTGCGACACATAATCCCCTCGCTCAATAGATTCTGCCGACTCATCTAAGACGCGCTCTTTCATCTGATGTCTAATTGCTTGGTAGGATAGTGGTGGGCCTGAGCTGCCTTTAAAGCGGGTCTCCCACCACTGAAATGCGGTCTTGAGGTGAAAGTTAAGCCGTTGTGTATCGAAATGTAATTTCGCTGGGAAATCCGCGCCACCTGTTAAAGCAAAGTGATTAATGACATCTTCGGCAAACGAGTCTGCCGTCATCTGGCTATGGCCTTTAAGATTAACAACGTTTTCAAGGCTGCTCTTAAAGATACCCGCATTTGGGGCAGTCCACAGATCTGACATCCCCCTATCCTTTAAAAAGCTTTCTAAGGAAAGCAAGCCTAAAAAAGCTACAATGGCGTTTCGACGTACTCTGTGAGGTAGGTGCATCGGGAAGGCTAGTGCCACACAATCTGTTGCTTTGACCAGTAGTGCTGCAACATCTTGTGTAAGCGTCCATCGCAAATATTCTGCTGCAAAAAAGCCGAGGTCCTGTTGCATTAATTCGGTTAGGGCCTGTGCTGACGTGCTTCCTGGTGCAATGTTGGTTGGCGTCATATAGACTGCAACAACGCGCTCCTTGGCAGCTTGGTCGCCTAACGGATCCTCGCCATCGATACTCATTGGAGCAGTTAAAGGATACTCTGCAATACTTTGGTCAGCTCGACCACGGCTATCCCGTCCTGTGTCGTAGGATAAAAGTACCGTCCGCAAGATGCCGTTGTAACGTGCTGTGGAAAGGCTAGATTCACGAAACTCAGCAAGCGCCACAGGTACTGCATTGGATGATCCCATCAACGTCAACAGCACGAACTGAGTCGTGTTACAGTCGTGGATTTGAGCGTTTTGGATGCCCATCAACGGCAGGAACACCTCCCGAACGATCGTCGTTTTCCCGGCACCCCGGGTTCCGTAGATGTTCAGAATAGGGAAGCTGACGTGTAGCTTCTGCAGGACAGGTTTGTAGGGCGTAGCCATGTACCATCCCAAAATGGGATAAAGCACCTCTGACTTGTTGAGGTGTAATAGATTCACCAACAGTTTCCGCAACTTGGCATTATAGATAGCTGTATCTTCAAACATGTACATGGTCTCGTTGAAGGTACTGCTGGTAGGTGCGAAAATCAAAGGCCCTGCGTGAGCATCCCACTGATCATTTTTATCGAATACGATGTCTGTGCCGACCCAGTAGTCGTCATGCCGTCCCACAGCAGTGACATAAGATTGGCGCTGCATGTGCTGGAGTTTAATGCCCAAGTATGCTAAAAGGTATCGTACATCTCGATCGGTGCCTAAGACAGTTGCTTCAAGTGACCCAAGATGCTTGGTTAAGGATGATACACTCAAAAAAGCTGCTCGAGGAATGAGTACGTTTTTCTGGGTGGTATTATTAAAGGAGAGATCAACCTGAAGGATTTCCTCGCCTGTGTCGCTGACCAGCACAGCCGTAGGGTGTAGTGTAAAAGTCGTTAGGCGAGCTTCGCCGCCAGAGGTGGTCTGTCTGTAGTAGCCTTCGCCTTTACGTTCAAAGATACCGTAGTCGGCTTCCCCAGAAGTTCCAGGAGCCGTGATTTCATTGCGGGCTTTGGATAGCGAGTGTTCCAGGTAGTGCCCGTTGTCTTCATTAGACTTATCTGCGATGGGATTGCGATCAAAGATGAGCTTGATTGCTTCATCAGAGAATCCTGCTTTGACTAGTGCTGTGATAATGCGCCAATCTCGTTCAGATCGGGTAGCGTACTTGCCCAAGTCAGCAGTACGGATTAAAGACCAGATCACGGGATTCACAGAAGACACCGCGCAAAGATCACTCAAGTCGTATTGCACGGAAGGATCGAAGTAGGTGATCTCACAGGCTATGGGAGGGTCGCTTTTAACGTTAAACGTCCCGGGAACGCGAAGAAGGCGGCTGATATCTGCGACTTTGTCACCGTCACAAAGTTGGGCGATATCCTTATTCGCTTGCTCTACAAAGTCTACCTCGGTATAGGCTCGGTTTAGACGCCAATAGACGTGATATCCGTGTCCTGTGAAAACGACACAGGAGGGCGGCAACGCCCAAGTTTTATCAGGAAGCTGGAGCAGGTCTACGTCGGCCCACACCACCCAAGCATTACGTACAGCATCTTTGGTACCGCTGCGTGTTTTACGCGGGCACGCACCAAAATATACGTGCTCAGATTCAAAGTGGGTCCCCCGCGCAAAATCAGCAGCGTTTTCGGCTGTGCTAAACCAGTCTCGGGCAACGAGTGCGCTATTTGCGCCCGGGGCGTGGGGGTGTACGATACGCACCTCGATCAGTGCTTGAGGTACGACGAGATTAAAAAAATCGACCAATTCAGCATAGGTCGTAGGTGTGGTCATAACACTCCTCGGATTAGTTGGACTAATCGAAAGCATACACCCTCCGCGCCCGTAGTGGGCGCTGGAGGACGTAGTTGACATAGCTTTGAACAGGTGGGTCGAGTAAACTAAACCAGTCTAGCGGGCTTTGTTCGATCAGACGATCGATGTATCCGTGCCCTTTGGTGTATGCTGCCACAGCCTTCCGCGTATCGCCGTTGTAGCGGTTCAGTAATATTGAAAGAATCTGCGCTGAACAGTCTACCGAGGGTGCCAACTCTAGGAGTAGCTCCTTGGATACACCCCATTGCTCCGCATAAACGTGTCCCGGCCCCCAACAGCAGCCGTTGACGCTAACCTGTACTTTACCGTAACCACTTTCGAGAAAGAATATCCTGTGGAGTAGTCTTGGCGCAATTCCGTATAGGTGTGCGATTGCAATCGTCGTCACGAACAAAGCCCTTATATTATAGAATCGCACCTTCAACCATTTCACATAACATAGTTTCAAGCTGGTTAAGAGCTTCGGGGAGCGATTTTTCACTACTGCCGGTACAATTGATATGATGTTTACCGGTGTCAAAGTCCATACTAGCGGACTTGTGTCCTGTAGGAGTATGTTTGAAAGAGACTTCCGCATTTTCATACCAAAACAACAACTTCCAAATACGCTCTTCAAATGTAGGTTCAAGAGCTGGGGCTGGTTGGGGATCTGCAAGCCTGCGAGCTGCTATTTCGATAGCCATGCGTGAATAGATCTTATCTGCGGTGCAATCTGTGCCTCGCATAGCTAGACTAAGTTGTGCATCTGCGACAGGCTCTGCTGCAAATGCACGGGTATCGTAAAAAGTATAGGTTTTCATTAAAACACATCATCAGCGGCACGAAGGCCTTGGTCCACAGGAATGATCTCTTTGACTTCATTGCGGCGGTTGCCTTCCCATTCACTGATAATCACCCGCAACATGCACTGACGACCTTGTAGCATCCCAGGAAGATCAGACATCTTGAAGGGCTTGGTAACATCGACGCCCAAGCGATTAAGATCCCGCTTAACCCTTGACATCGCTTTCGGTGTGATAACCAAGCGGCCCCAGAAGTCTTCACCGACCCCTGTGGGGGCCTCTGGCTGAACACGGTACCGCAGTGCCAGCATTGGGTTGCCGTTAGAGCTTTGGCTAGACTTTACATCGGCGATCGCACAGGGGCCGTAAATTCCTGCAGGCATTGGCTCGTCGGCATCACGAACGTCTGTGAAATCCAGGGTCACGTCATTAAAATCTAGGGTCAATTCTTCACTCATTCGATTCCTCCGGTTTCTCTGTAACAGTTTTCCAATAGATTTTGGACATTGTTGGTTCTGCGATCAATCTTGGCAATCCCCAGCGGTCTTTGATTAGATCCATCCCATTCGGGGCGCTGACAAGAACTCGCTGGGGAGCCTTATCGCGTCCGTCAGGCCATGCTACGCGCAACCTTACGACCGTATCGAAATGTACTGGTGTAAGCCGTTGACTTGAACCTGGTATTTCCAAATTTGCCTTGGTAAAACCTCTGACAGGGTCTTGCTCGGTTTTTTCTAAGCACGTACAGACGATGTTCATCGGGAGCTGGACCAACTTGCGAATGAACCGGATAAACGTGTTCCTGGCCTTACCCCAGTCCTGCAACTTTGGCAAGTCAAAATGGTCTCCTGCTACCTGCTGCATACAGAGGTTCCACAACTCTGAGAGCGAATCAATGACAAGCGTACCGTACACATCAGGGCTGGTTACGAGGTAACGACATGTGTTGATCATGTCATCCCAGTTCTGGATACTCACAACATCTATCTCTTCTTTGTAAGGTGCATTTGCTAACGTAGCCAAACCCCCCTCGATATCCGCAATCAACACATTTCCCATTTCGGGAACTTCTGCGGCAGTGCCGACGAGGTGGGTTTTACCTACACCTGATTCGCCGTAAACCAACAACTTTAGAAATTTGCCACTTTCTGCAATGCTATGAACTGGAAGTGTTTCGTTCACATACTACTCCTTTCTAAACCTGAGACCAGTCAATCTCTGACGCTGGCAAATAAGCGGTCGCCTCCTCATCATCTCTATGGCGTTTTTGGTAGCCGTCCAGCGCCAAATCAATATCCGCGTCAAGCTCTAGCGCGTGGCACGGGGTGCTAAACGAGCACCAACTACAGTCATACCCAAATGTCGGGCAAATCTTACCGTGCAGCATGTCTGCAACAGTGTCTTGCATGTACCTACGCCAGCGATTAAGCTGATTGTGTGTGCGGGTCTCCCAGATACGTGTAAAGAAGGGGTTGCCCTGAACACGCAGATCAGTCAACCTCTCGGAATAGGCCGAAGGGTCTCGACCATGATCCAAAAGAGTTTGCCGAAAAACTTCATAGGTCGTCTTTAGACGTTTATCAGTTGAATATTTACCGCTTTTAAGCATCTTAGGCGGCTTTGGCACACTTTTAAGCATAAAGTTATACAACATGCCTTGCACAGGGCTGCTGCTCAGTTCCTGTGCTGCCCAGATATATCCTGTGCATTGTGGGTCATAGCTGGTCCAGTCAATGCGGCTCAGGTTCTTGGCAGTCTTGTGCTCAAAGACCCACACCAACCCATTGTCGGAGCGAATCAAGCCATCCACGCGACCACGAAATGATACGCCATCACAGATAGGAAGCTCGAAATTGATTTCTGAGTCAATTACCTCAAAGTCATCCCTTCCTGTTAGCGGAGCGTAATACTGCTGGTAATGACGTAACATAGCCGCACCAAGCTCAACTTGCTCTAACATATCACTTTCATAAATCTGCCAGAAGAACGCTAATTCGGTACGCATGTTGTGGATCGCCTCGGCTGCCCAGTCACGGAAGTACTCATCCAGCAACCCGGTACAGCCCTTCCGGTAGTACATTCCCAGGGCTTCGTGAACCCCGGATCCTAGGAACAGGGCCGTACTCGGGGTCTTTGGCTCGAGACCAAGGCGATACTGGAAAAACCACGCCCTACGACACTTCTGCCATTGCTTGTAACTACTAATGGATACTTTCATATTAATCCCAATCTCCCGGAAGGGGCTCAAAATAAGCGTGTGCAGGTAGAGCATCCTCTTCTTCAATGTTATCTATTATGAATACCTTTCCGGGGCGGCCTTTGCCTTCGACTGCTTCTGCATCAGGGTCGGGCACCCACATAAAATGCGGATCAGCACCTCGCCGCTCTTGAACTTCCAGGATTAGTGCCTTTTCGTCTATCCACCATTGACATTCATCGCACCACTCCGGCTTATCTAGTATCGCCTTTTCTTTAGCAGTAGACTCGGCGTATTCCTTCATATCATACTGACAGTCACACGGGTCTAGCCAGTAGTCGCAGTTATCAAGGTGTTCCTGTAGCATTTGGTCAGTTACTTTCATACACACTCTCCTTTGTACGTGCCTAGTGCAATTTGCACGTCCGCAAAGGCTATCGGCTCTTGCGTCAGTAGCCGCTCCACAATGTCGACCAGCCCCTGTGCCGCCGCGTCTCGCCTTGCTTGTTGCGGATCACCGATGCGGCGATCTTGCAGCTCGATCAGTGTCGCGGCTTCCTTCTCCCACCACTCGGCATCCTCTTGGCTCAGGCCACCAGCTTTGCTTATTTTCACACACCTCATCGAGCGATCAATTCGTTCCTGCAATTCCTCGTTGCTCATAGCTGCGTTATTCACGGTAGTCTCCAATCCATCGGGTCGCACCGCTGCGCCCGCCGCTCTTGCAGTTCGATAACAAGCATCCTCAGTGCCTCACGATTTATGTCTACCGTTCCCTGCTCTTTTTGAAAGGTACACCCCTCGCAGGCGTCCAGGTGTTCCTTCAGCACCTCATCACTTACACGTTTGTTCATTTTGTCCAGGCTCCCCGAGGCTTGCAGCGTCCGCAATAGACTGCAGTTTTACCTTTTTCAAGCGGATCTGGGTAAAAGTACGCATGTTTGTCACAGAGAGACAAACCACACGCGCAGCACTGATGCTGCCCAGGATTTTTACAGCGCTTAAACCCATCACTATCTCCACAACGTTGCTTAGGCATTTGAATCCTCCAGTTTGTTTAATTGTGCAAATTCGCCAAATGCTTTTACAGCCCAAACATTGTATGCTTGTGCTGCTTCTTGCTCATCATCAAAATAACCTAGGTAGTTGAAACAACTGTTCAAACATCCGTGGGCCTTCCATTTTTTATCGCGTTTGTTCCAAGTTACTCCTTTAAACTTACTACTACAACCTTTTCGCTTGAGGGAATTACCTAGATTTTGAGACCTTGTACACAACCGCAGATTTTGTTGCTGGTTATTCAAACCGTTACCGTCTTTATGATCTACATGCATTTTTTTGGGCTTATTCATAATAAGACGATGCATTGATACCGTTGTGTGTCTACCGTTAGGGTAAATACTTGTCTGTGCATAGTTCGTGTGCAATCCTTCTAAGATACACCATTTAAACTGACTTACTCGATCGAAATCATCGTCATCTACTAGAGCAGTGCCGCGATTATTCGCTAACTTAATCTTCTTCATAAGACTCCCCTAGCCCGAAGTGTTGTTTAATAACAGTTAATGGACTCAATACGGCCTCGGCACTTTCACGCTTTTTCGTTAGAATAGCCTGGATAGTCTCGTCAATGGTGTCTATTGTGATAAGGTCGTAGATACGGCAGATTTTGGTCTGGCCGATGCGGTAGATGCGAGCCTCGGCTTGGGCCATCGTTGCGGGATTCCAAGCGTGGTCCAACATCACTGCGTTGTTGGCTCCTGTGAGGGTTAAGCCTTCGCCACCTGCACCGAGCGTCAGGCACAAAACACGAATATTACCATCCTGAAGAGCTTGAACTTGGACTTGGCGGTCCTTGCCGGAGGTCGCACCGATTAGTAATCCTACCGGGACATCCAACTCCTGCAGCCGAGCAAAAATTTTTTTGGCGGCTTCAGCATACTGACTGAATATCAAAAATGATTCGTCGGGGTTGTCTTGGATCAAATCGATCGCAGCGTCCATCTTGGGTGATCGAAATGACTTATCAGCACCAAATAACGCTGGATCCAAGGCCGCTTGCTTTAGTCTGGTCAATCTAGCCAAAGCTCCCGGAATAAACAATTTCTCGCTAGTAGTGATTTCAATTAGGATATCGTGCTCGACTTTTTGGTACAGAGTTCGCTCACGTTTACCTAGCTGGAGGTGCACAGGGATAGGCGGCAACTTGTCAGGCAAGCCTCGCAACTCTGTTCGGCGTAACGTGAACGGTGCAATAACCTTGGACAGCTTGTCGAGATTCTTGGCGCCAGTGATTTCACGGCCCCAGTAACCATCGGTGTACTCGACAAAGGCCTCGTAAAACTGCCAGTAACTCGAGAAATCTTGCGGGTATAGCCAGTGCGACAATGCCCAGATGTCTTGAGGGCCATTATGTTGAGGAGTTCCTGTGAGTAACCACAGCCGTTCCGGGTGCATTTTGGAAACTGCCTTGTAGGTCTTGGTTTGACGATTACGCACTCGATGGGCTTCATCACCGATCACAATATCCCAGGGATACTTGGAAAAGTCGATGTATAACGCCGCTTCCCAGTTTGTAATCGCAATGAGGGGCTTGGGAGGCTCTTTGCACAGGTGGTCGAGGAATTTCTTACGCTTTTTCGTTGAGCCGTCGAGGATGTACGGTGTGTATTCCGGGGCCCACTCCTGTGCGTGCTCGTACCAGGGATAGATCGTACTTTTAGGGCAAAGGACTAGCACGCGCTGGCAGGGTAGGGCGCTGATGGCTGCACAGGCTTGGACGGTCTTACCCGTGCCCATAATATCGGCCAGAAGAACGTGCTTTTTAGACAGCAAAGCATTAACGCCGTCTTGTTGATAGTCGCGCAAGTCATCCCAACGTTCAACTGTTGGTTTGGGCAAGCTGGACCAATTCGGGGTCGTGGTAGCATTACGCAGCCACTGGCTCGTATCACGGTCAACTTCAAGTCCCGGGAAGCCTTCCCTAAGATTGATGTACGATACTAGGGACTTGGGCCAGGTCCACGCAACACGCTCAGAGTCCCACCGATAACCTGGGATAGCTTTTGCAACGTGACGATGTTGAATCGGTAAAGATACGTAGAGTCTACGGTCATCACTGTGGAGTATCACGCGGCGATCCTTTCGTTGAAGTTGATACTGATACAGTGATTGTACCATAAAAGGAGCCATATGTCAAGCGTTTTTGGAGGAATTACGGGCAATTTGTTGATCTAAAAGTTGTTGGTACAGCCCCAGGCGAAGTGTGTCCTTTTCATGTTCGGAGATTTTCTTATCCTTAGGCAGAGTTTGTTTAAAAAGCTCGGAAGGCACCGAAGCTTTTACGCGAGGCTGCAGCGGCACAAGGGGAATGTGGTGTATGTAAGCAAGGTATCGAATTACACCGACAACCTGAATAGGGTATACACGGCTGTTGATGTGTGATCTGGCTTTGGACGCAAAGATGATGTATTCTTCGTAGATAATTCGATCCACGCCGAACATCAAGATAGCGTAATCGAGGGCATTGCCAAGACCGAGAAGGCGGTCGGTTGTATCGGTCCAGAGAACGACCCCCGGTTCCATCACAGCTATTCCGGTGGTAACACCTGGGTCAAAGATAAGGTCGGTCATCGAGTGTTTGCCAGAATTTTACTAACGAGGGATTTGGTGGTGCGGGCTTTGACCTTTTTAACTTTTCCGGTCAGGCAGTTCGTGATAACTGCTTCATTTTTGTTCTTTGAATTTTTAGACATTTAGCATCCTCTCTGCGTTCATAAATAAGATCCCACAGAGCGCGAGGAAGTTTCCCGGGCCAATCGTTGTTTGCATCTGCGAGAGGTTTCAGGATATATTCGATTAGGCGCCCACTGACGCCGATCTCCTGAGCGATCTCTATAACAGAAACGAATTCCGGGTGAGTGTCGGGCAAGTACACCAAGAGTACGGATTTTTGGCCGTGTGTCAGACACCAATTATGTCGTGTTTGCTCGATATGCCGTCGCTGGGTCGGTGTTGCATATCGCAGAGCCCGTTCTTTTAATCTATCAAAATCCTCGCGCATAGGACTATTATAGCGCAGCACTGATGCTATGTCAATAAAAAAAGCCCCTGTCTGTGAAAGCACAGGGGCTCGTGTCTGGGGTAGCAACGATGCTATTTGCTATTCGATTAGCCGTTAGCGTATTCCAACCAGTTAGCGATAGCCTCTTCTTTGGTAGCGCCTTCGGATTCATGCCCGAAGTCCTCAAAGCAAGTATATCTGCCGTTGTCAGGGACTATATTCAACTCGTAAGGCCCTGCAATTTCAATACGTGTGTCGTATATTCTGTTGTAGCGTATCAAACCAGGACCTGCAATAATGCCGCCGAGATAGCCGCCTATTTCGTCCATCATCAGCTTGCCGTAGATTATCCCGGCTTCTTCTTGTGTTGCAACACCTTCCCGATAAAATGACGAAGGTGCACATGATTTTGTTGCTGTGACGATATAATATTCTGCCATTTCAATCTCCTTTAAAACTATAGTTTGGAGTAGCACTGATGCTACGCGCTATTCGGGTTTGGGATTATAGAACATTCGCATTAGTGTGTCTGTGATACTGTACAGTATCTTGGACAGCTCTCCAGTGGTACCGCGAGCGATCTCGGTGCCTGTGAGGGGGTGGTCGGTTTCTTTCGCAACGATCGTGATGACATGATCGTAGTCCCAAGCAAATCGCCGCGAGCTATCAGGGAACCATTTTGCAAGCCGTTCGTTGGCGTGTTGGACTTGGTTTAGCAGCGCTTTTTGACTAACTCGGTGTACCATTAAAAATCCTCCTTTATGCCAAATGTCTCGTACATGTTGAATACCGGCCAAACTAGCTTGGGCTCGGCGTGTATGAGCTCACCGTTACAGGCGTAGTACAACCAAGGTTCGTTACCGTATTCCTGGACGCGCATGATCACGTCAGGAATCGTCTTGGTGATGACCAACATGTCGTTCATAAGGTCAGGCCAAACAGTGTCTTCTATTTTAAAAGGATACCTGGGATACTCGTTAGGCCAGCCCCCACAATAATCCAGATGATCGAACAATATTGGAAGTCCTCGACGGTTTTCCCAAGCCTCTCCCAGAGCCAATAGCTGTTCCAACAGCTCGGGTGTGGCATCCCCAGCCTCCCCCGAAAACTCAGGGGAGGGCTTGGGCGAGATTTGCTTAAAACTAACGTAAAAATTATGTGCGGTACTCATCCGAAATAGACCCTCCTGGTTAGTGAGCGCAGTTCCTGTGAAGGATTGCGCAAGATTAGAGAAACAACTAATCCGAGCAGCATTGATGCTACGTGGATTCGGATCTGATCGGGATCGTTGTAGGAATCTTCTGCCAGAGCCAGTTTCAATTCTAGCGGCAAAAACGCATACGAGTTTGTTAGCAGAGATTCGAGATCTCGTTCTTGGGCTGCAGTGCAGTTGATTGTGATGCGTACAGTGCCGTAATGTTTCACAGCACCTTTGATGTATAGGGTGGCTGCTACGATATCGTACAAATTTTTTTTGAGGGGTCTCATTGAGTCTGGGACCGGCCTTTCTTTTCGTCTAGGTGCAGGTTGATAGTAGGTGGTGTTAGTCTAAAATCGGCTAGAAATGTCTGGTAAAGATGGCACCATTCGGCTTCCTCGGTTAGATATAAGGGGTCTATTGCAATACTTCGCAAGTGTGTACGGGTAGTTTGTGATATATGCGTATCCCGTACACGCAATATGACCTGTCGTGCGTGTAGTGTCGTAAATTGATATGCTACAGGCATCTCGTAACTGAACCAGATTTTCGGTCGATAGTCCTGTTCAGGCCAGCTCACGCACAGGGTGTGTGCGCCGAAGCCGGGTTTGGTGTAATTTCCATAATTTTCGATGATCATGTTACCTAGGACCGCCTTTCGTAGGGTACATCGTCAGTACTACTATCGAGCCAGGATTCACGGTATGTCGTATCTTGGCCGCCACTGGCGTATGTCTCATTACACGTCGGGCAAAACCATTCATCACCAGTTGCCCGAAAACGCCTTGACGAGGTTCTGCGGAGTTTCGTACCGCACACTGTGCAATTCATTGCTCATTCTCCAGACGCCCGCCAGGAGCAAAATAGCGAGCTTTAAAATCAGCCCAAACTTCAGGAAAAGCTTTTTGTAATTTAATTACATTAACGGTATCGGCTTGACGCATTGCAGCCATGATCAGCGCATAGAACGGGTAGCCTTTCGCTGAGATTTCTTGTGACTTTTTGTAATCGTACAGTGACATTTAGTACCTCCCCCAGTCTATGAGTATCCGGTTACGAAGTGCTGCGGGCTGATCGACCTCGTTGTACACAGCCTCATCCAGTCGTTCAAGCCACAGATCAAACTCCTCGATCCAGTATTCGCGGTTCTTTTCTAGATTACCCCAGTTATGCGTGTAGCTTTCGATCTCGGCTTTGATACGTTCCAGGCGTTCTGCGACAGTATGCCACCACCAAAATTCTTCCGGCCACCACGGATTGAAATCTTCCTCTAACTCGTCATCGTCATCGTCGCCATCCCAGTAGTCGTTACTGGCCCATGCCGCACGCCACTCCAATCTTTTGTGGGTGAAATCTTGTAGCGGCCAACCGGAATCCCACCACGCAGAATGCGTTACGAACGTTGCCCAGCCACCGGAGCGGCCTGTGAAGTATATCTCTTTGAGCCAGGACTTGTTGTTGTATAGACACTCCTCTTTGAAAGACGCACGGTCCGTGTCGAGTAGGCCGTCCACGGACCTGCCCCAGGCTTCGTTGAGCTTTTTAATTAGACCAGGATCCCCGTCAAACCACTCGGGGGACCCGTCACCCAGGACTTCCATCATGTCTTCGGCATCCGGTGCTCCTGTATAAATCTTGCAGTTAAACTCGAAAGCCGCCGCTGTACCAGTATCCCTAACGTGGGTGGTACGCCATTCGTACAGCCGGTCCCAGAGATCGTATGATTCCTGGTCCGAGACTTCGAATACGGGATAATATTCCGTAACTTGAGAATCCATCCGATCAAATATCTCGATACGATTCCACAGGCCGTCGGTACGACGGTCGTATTCGGTCGGACGCTCCTCAGAGACTTGAAGCTTGGATAGCACTGATGCTGTTCCGAGGGCATCTATCAGAGCGCCGGCCTCGCGCATAGATACGCAGCGCATTTGCCAAATTTCAGCAGTAAGATTAGGATCAGTTACGTTAAGGAAATTCGGTTCAGGCGTTGGTCGGATCCCCGTGACCCAGTATGTAGTAGCCATTTGTAACTCCTTTTGGAATTATCTAATCGTGCCGTCAAGCCGTAGGTACCCTGTCGGGCCTACGTTATCCCAACGAGCCAACGTCCAAACATACCCGTTACAGTTGGTATTGTAGTTTTCCGGTGCATACGCCCGTGTAGCTTTGAGCGAGACGTACAGATGCCA